TGCTCAACTGACGTTGAGGGCGCCGGCAAGCCGCGCAAAAGCCCACCCAAGCCTGCAGCAGTTGCAAGGCCTGACGATATTGACCCGCAGACCTGGACCGACTGGCTGGCACTTCGCAAGGCCAAGCGGGCACCCGTCACGGAAACCGTTGTGAACGGCGCTCGGGACGAGGCGGGCAAGGCCGGCATGACGCTGGACGCCTTTCTGCAGGTCTGGTGCCTGCGTGGATCGCAGGGTCTGCTGGCCGACTGGCTGCGCCCCGAAGAGCGCCAGACCGCAAGCCGCGTACAGCCTATGAGCTTTGCCGAACATGACCGCGCCGCAAAGCGTGCGGCATGGGAGCAGATGACAGGCCGCAAGTGGCCCAGCGCCGAAACGGATCACGAATTCATCGACGTTGTTGAAACATCGAAAAACGAAACCCTGCTGGTTGCACAGCAGGGCCTCTAACCACGGTCCAACACAAAGGGAACGACCATGACTGAACTGATTTTAGGCGACTACGAAGATTTCGTAAAACGCAAACGCCGTGCGGAGGTTGCGACCGGCCACAAGCCGGGCCAACTGAATGAACACTTGTTCGACTTCCAGCACGCGATTGTGTCTTGGGCCGTGCGCCGTGGCCGTGCCGCGATCTTCGCCGACACCGGCCTTGGAAAGACGCTGATGCAGCTTTCTTGGGCGCAGGAAGTGGCGAGCCACACGGGCGGCATGGTGCTGATCCTGGCCCCGTTGGCCGTGTCTGAGCAGACCATTGAACAAGGATCGACGTTCGGCATTGATGTTCGCCGCGTTCCCTATGGCGAAGCACCAACAGAACCAGGTGTTTGGATCACGAACTACGAGCGCATGAAGGTCATCGACTTCGGAGAACTCAGCGGCCTGGTGCTTGATGAATCCAGCATCCTGAAGTCGCACACCGGGAAAACACGGACCGCCATCATCGAAGCCAGCCAGCGTGTGCCGTACCGCCTGAGCTGCACCGCAACACCCAGCCCGAACGACTTCGATGAACTGGGCAACCAATGCGAGTTCCTGGGAGTGATGACGCGCACCGAAATGCTGGCGACGTACTTTGTCAACGACACGGGTGACACCGGCACATGGAGACTGAAGGGCTGGGGCGCATCGAAGTTTTGGGAATGGATGGGCACATGGTCTGTGGTCCTGCGCAATCCGTCTGACTTGGGATTTGATGGCTCGCGTTACATCCTGCCTGCGCCCGAGTATTTCGAGCATGTGGTTGAAACCGAGTATCTTGGCGATGAATTGTTCGCCCGTCCCGCACTCACGATGTTGGAGCGCCGCAAAGCCCAGCGAGAAAGCGTCGAAGCCCGGTGCAAGGCATTGGCCGATGTTGTCAATGCGGACACGTCCGAGCCGTGGCTGATTTGGACCCACCTGAACGATGAAGCTGAAATGCTTGCTTCACTGATCCCGGGTTCTGTGAACGTCCAAGGATCAGACAGCCCTGAAAGCAAAACTGAAAACTTGCTTGCGTTCGCGCACGGGGATGTTCGGGTTCTGATTTCCAAGCCGAAGATAGCCGGGTTTGGGATGAATTGGCAGCACTGCGCCCGCATGGCGTTTGTCGGTCTGGATGACTCATTTGAAAAGTTCTATCAGGCCGTGCGCCGCTGCTATCGCTTCGGCCAAACCCGCAGCGTTCACGTTCACGTTTTCACAGCAGAAAACGAAGGCCAGATTCTGGCAAACATCAAGCGAAAAGAAATCCAACACCACGAAATGAGTGCTTCCATGGTGGATCACATGAAGGACATCATGAACAAAGAGCTGGCCGGTCAAGAAAACATCGTGGATGAATACCGCGAGGGCGTGCACCACGGCGACAACTTCACCGTGTACCTGGGTGACTGCGTGAAGCACACGCGCCGCATGGAAGACAACAGCATCGACTACTCCGTATTTTCACCGCCGTTCGCTGATCTTTTCGTCTATAGCAACAGCGACCACGACATGGGCAACTGCAAAGACGATGCCGAGTTTGTCGCGCAGTTGCGGTTCCTGATTTCCGAGTTGTTCCGCGTCATCAAGCCGGGACGCAATGTCTCGTTCCACTGCATGAACCTGCCGACCACAAAGATGCGGCAAGGATTCATCGGCCTGCGCGACTTCCGCGGCGATCTGATCCGCGCTTTCCAAGATGCTGGGTTCGTCTATCACTCAGAAGTTTGCATCTGGAAAGACCCGGTAGTCGCAATGCAGCGCACAAAAGCGCTTGGCCTACTGCACAAGACCATCCGCGAAAACGCCGCCATGAGCCGCATGGGCTTGCCTGATTACGTGGTGACGATGCGCAAGCCAGGAGACTGTGAGGATCGAGTAACGCACGGCGAAGACCTCCCGGTGCATATGTGGCAGAAGTACGCGAGCCCGATCTGGGACGACATCAACCAGAGCCGAACACTCAACAAACTGCCGGCCCGCGATCAGAACGACGAGAAGCATATGTGCCCTTTGCAGCTCGATGTGATCGAGCGATGCATTCACTTGTGGACGAATCCTGGCGACGTGGTTTTCTCGCCATTCACCGGCATTGGTTCAGAGGGCTATTGCGCCGTGAAGATGGGTCGCAAGTTCATTGGGACCGAACTGAAGCCCCAGTATTTCAGCCTGGCTGTGCAGAACATCGCAGACGCACGGAAGGCAGAAACTGAAGGGTTGTTCGCCAACATGGAAGAGGCAGCATGAGCCTGCCAATGAAAGCCATCGATCGCGTGTTTGAACGCATGGCGACAGCATACGGCGCGCAATGGGCCAGGATGTGGGAGGGCGTACCGGTGCAGGACGTGAAAACCGCGTGGTGCCACGAGCTCTCCGCGTTCGGTGACAGCGCCCCCGGCATGCGCCGTATCGCCTGGGCGCTGGACAACCTGCCCGACCGTGCGCCGAACATGATCCAGTTCCGCAACCTGTGCCGACAGGCCCCCGCGGAAGCGGTGCCGCAACTGCCCGAGCCGCCGGCCGACCCGGAGCGCATCCGCGCGGAGCTGGCCAAGCTCGGGCACCTGGACAAAGCCAAGCGCATGCCCGTGTCCGAGGCTATCGACCCGAAGGCCTGGGCGAAAGGCCACGTTTCCCACCACTCAGCCGGGTACAAGGTCCGCCCCATCGTCCTGCTGTTTGCACGCCAGGCGCTGGGGGGGGGCCCGCGATGAACAACGCCAACGTGATTGCGTTGCCAGCCTCGACCAACTTCACGGCAGAACAGGCGCTGCAGAGTGCGCTCGGGCTGGAGGTTTCGTTGTCCGATGTGCTGGTTGTTGGCTATGACGCTGACGGGGCGCTGTACGTTCGGTCGTCGAGGATGACGTGCGCCGAGGCTGTTTTCCTGCTGGAGAAGGCCAAGCAGTGGGCCATGAGTGGGGGGCATGAATGACCACCACCCCACACATCCGCTGCTGTTTCTGCGGTCGCGTGACGCTGAATCCGGCGGCCTACATCGGCACGCGCCCCGTGGGGCCCACCTGTGCCCGCAAGCACGCCGTGACGTCGGCTGTGCTCAAGCGCAAGGGACACGCCGTGCGTTTTGTGCCAGGCCGCGGCAAGCCCGCCCACGCCAGCACCGCGAAGCGCGATGCGAAGACGCGGGACCTGTTCGAGGGTCAGGCATGAGCGCCAGCACCGCCAACCGCATGAGCATCGCCGAGCTGCGCGACATCCAGACCCGCGCCGCTGCTCAGCCGTCCATGACCACGATGCGCGACAACCCCGCCGAGAAGCAGCGCCGGGGCCAGAAGTACGGGAATCAGAAGGTGGTCGACCGGGGCATCACGTTCGATTCGAAGGCCGAGCACAAGCGCTGGTGCTACCTCGTGATGCTGCAGAAGGCCGGCGAGATCCGCAAGCTGCAACTGCAGGTGCCTTTTGAGCTGATCCCAGCGCTCAAGAAGCCGAAGGGTGGGAAAGAACGACCGACCCACTACCTGGCGGATTTCGTCTATGTGGACAAGGCCGGGACAACCATCGTCGAAGACGTAAAAGGCGCGGTGACGCCTGAATTCCGCCTGAAACGCAAGCTGATGCTGTGGGTTCACGGCATCGAGATTCAGGAGGTTCGATCTTGAGCGCCAAGAACGAGCACGGTTTGACGCCGCAACAGGAGAAGTTCGCCCAAGGTGTCGGCGCCGGCCGCGCTGGTGTTGATGCCTACCGCGCCGCCTACCCAAAGGCCTGTGCCTGGAAAGACGAGTCCGTCAGGGTCGAAGCTGCAAAGATGTTAGCGCGTCCTAACATTTCACAACGGGTAAGCAAGATTCAGGCCGATGGAGCGATGCATGCGGGCTTGGACGCTGGAAAGATCCTCGCCGAAGTCGCCAACCTCGCGCACTCCGACATTGCCGGGATCATGACCGCGGACGGCAAGGTGAAGCTCCCGCACGAGCTGGACGCCGTGACGCGCGCTGCCGTGGCCAGCTTCAAGATCGACGAATACGGCCGGATTGAATACAAGTTCTGGGACAAGAACACCGCGCTGGAAAAGGCCATGAAGCACCTGGGCCTGTACGAAAAAGACAACGCGCAGAAGCCGGTCGCCCTCGTGGGCGAGGTCCGTCTGGTTGCGCTGCAGCCTGAAAAACCCACCAAAGGAGATTGACCGATGACGCCGCTTTACATCTTCGACCTCGACGGCACGCTCGCATTGATCGAGCATCGACGACATTTTGTCAACTTGACAGCCGGGCGTGAGATCCCAGACTGGCGCGCGTTCTTCGCGGCCTGCGTGCATGACGAGCCGAATTGGCCCGTGATTAGCACCATGAACGCGCTGCTCAAGTCGGGCGCTGATGTGCACATCTGGTCTGGCCGAAGCGCGGAGGTGATGAACGAGACGCTGGCCTGGCTGCACCGGTTTTTCGAGATCGACGCCGAGGAGGTTTCACTTTGCATGCGCCGCGAGGGCGACTACACGCCTGACGAACAGCTCAAACAGTCTTGGCTTGAAGACCTGACGGAGTTTGACCGGCGGCGCCTCGTGGCTGTGTTCGATGACCGCCAGAAGGTGGTCGATATGTGGCGCGCCAATGGCGTGGCCTGTTTCCAAGTTGCACCCGGGGAGTTCTGACCATGCAAGCCCTTGACGAGCTGATGCGGCGCTGCCGCGATGATGACCACACGCTGACATACCGAGACTTGCTGGATTTGCACCANGCGCTGCTGCAACCGGCCGCCGCCGAGTGGAAAGGACTGACCGATGCGGACATCAACCACCTGATTTGCAACACGCACCCGGAAAACCGATGCACGCTTGTCGAGCGGGCCGAGCAACTGCTGCGGGAGCTGAACGGCCAGCCTCAGAAGGAGCAGAAGCTGCGCCCTGACTTTCTCGCCGGGTACGACGCTGGCATGGCCGATGCAAAGCGGATTGCAGAGCGTGAGCGGGCGGAAGCGCCTGTTGCGCTGGATCGAGACGCGATTGCCGTCAACCTGCTGCGCCACGCAGGACTCGACAAGCACAAGGCGCGTGAGTGTGCAGACATCGTGCTTTTAATGCTCGCCGCAGCACCCCAGCGGGCACCACAAGCCGCGCAGCCACCCATCCGGCAATCCTTGACAGACCCAGAGAACCAGCCGAACCAACACGGCTTCTCGTGCTTCATGAGGGGCCAGAAGATGGCATTCAAGATCGGCAATCAGACCTTCACGCTGGACTACGAGCCTGACGAAACGGAAGAGTTTGACTTCATGCGCGACATGCTGGCGAACGCTTTTTCCACCTTTACACCTGATGTAAAGACTGCACCGCAGGCAGAGCATGTTCCCGAAGTTCATTTCGGGAAGACCATGAAACCGGAGACGTTGCGCATCGAGCTTCAAAAGATGTGCTCAGCGTGGGGCGCGTACTGGCGCGGGTCAGATGCTCACGGCGTTGAGTTGACCACCGAGCAAGCCGTCGAGCTTCTGCAAAACGCGCTGAACGTCGAGGTTGAAATCAAGGACGAAGAGGCGGAAGAGCAGCCCGCGCAGCAAGCCGGTGCAGTGTTCAAGCCGGAGCCTGTTGCGAACTGGAATGAAGATAGGCAGTCGGAATTGAACGACTGGTTCCTTTCGCTTCCGGAAGGCCGGCAAAAAGCGCTCATTTCAGATAAGTGGATGCTTGCTGGTGCTGCGTTCATAGCAGGCAAAGCCACGCCCATTGCGCGACCACTGAGCGATGAGCAGGACCGTGCCTTGTGTGAGGCGCACTTTAACGCGGCATCGGACGAGTATTTCTCAGCAAGGAAGGCGCTCGACTTCCCAGAAATGCGCCGCATCTTCTACGCCGGGTTTCGTAAGGCGTGGATTGTCGAGCGTTCCAACGGCATCAAGGGGGATTGACATGCTGACAGATGAACGAATTGAGCAAATCTACACAGAACAAACAGGGTCTTTTATTGATGATGCACCTTGGGCGCTCCAAGACTTTTCCCGCGCCATAGAAGCAGAAGCCACAGCCCCGCTGCTGGAACGCATCGCCGAACTTGAGCGCAAGAGCGATCAGGATAGCGAAACCATCCTTTGGCAGGCCGGGCAGATCAGCAAGCACCTTGACTGCATCGCCGAGCTCAAGCGCAAGTGGGCCCTGTGACCATGGTCTCGATCTACAGAAAACCGCGCCTGCGCGTGCGCTACGGCATCTGGGAGTGCTTCACTCCGCGCTCGCGCTTCATCGGCTACGGCTACACGCCAGACCAGGCTTGGCAAGAGTGGAAGACCATTCAGGGGTTTCAATGACGGGTGCGACCGCTGATGTTGCCCTGCCGCCGAAGCTGATCCCTGTGTTCAGCGGGTCGGCTGACGTGCGAGGTGCTTACGGCGGCCGCGGGTCTGGCAAGACCATGACGTTCGCGAAGATGACCGCGATCAGGGCCTATATGTGGGACCAGGCCGGGCGCGAGGGCGTGATCGTCTGCGGTCGCGAGTACCTGAACTCGATCGATGACTCTTCCATGGCCGAGGTGAAGGCCGCCATCGAGTCCGAGCCTTGGCTGCGTGAGCATTTCGACATCGGTGAGAAGTACATCCGCACCAAGAGCAAACGGATCAGCTACAAGTTCTCGGGCCTGGACAAGCGCACGATCATGTCGCTCAAGTCCAAGGCCAAGATCCTGTTGCTGTGGGCCGACGAGGCCGAGCCCATCACCGACAAGGCCTGGGACATCGTGATCCCGACGCTGCGCCAGGAGGACAGCGAACTGTGGGTGACGTGGAACCCGGCCAGGAAGAGCAGTGCGACGGACCGCCGGTTTCGACAGACCAAGGACCCGCGGTACAAGGTGGTGGAGCTCAACTGGCGCGACAACCCGCGCTTCCCGGCCATCCTGGAGCGCCAGCGCCTGCGGTGGAAGGAATCCGACCCGGACAGCTACGAGCACGTCTGGGAAGGGGCCTACGCCAGCGCCGTGAAGGGCGCGTACTTCACCAAGCAACTGACCGCGCTCAAGGCCAGCGGTCGCCTGGGGCGCGTGCCTGCGGACCCGCTGATCAAGCGGCGCCTGTTCGCGGACATCGGCGGCACGGGCGCGCGCTCGGATGCGTTCACGATGTGGGGCGCTCAGTTCATCGGCAAAGAGGTGCGCGTGTTGGACTACTACGAGGCGGTGGGCCAGGAGGTGGGATATCACCTGAACTGGATGCGCGAGCACGGCTACGACGAAAAAAACACCGGCATCTGGCTCCCGCACGATGGAGCGACACACGACAAGGTGTATGACGTGAGCTACCAGTCGGCGTTCGAGGCCGCGAAGTATGCCGTCGAGGTGGTGCCGAACCAGGGTCGTGGCGCTGCGATCGCACGGATCAATGCCGCGCGCCGCATCTTCCCATCGGTCTGGATGAACGAGGCGACAACGGGCCCGGGCGTCGAGGCGCTGGGCTGGTATCACGAGAAATGGGACGATGAGCGCGACATCGGCCTGGGTCCAGAGCACGACTGGGCCTCGCACGGGGCGGACAGCTACGGCCTGATGGCGATCGTTGCCGAGGACCACATGCGGCCGGGCTCTGGCGCCGTGAAGCGCGACGGCTCGGGCTGGCGCCGCCGGCCCACCTCTGGGATGGCGGTCTGATCGTGGCCGACATCATCCTGGTGAGGCAGCACGACATGGCGGTGTCCGAAGAGGACAAGGCCGCGGCCAGGCGCGTGATCTTCGGCATGGTCGATGGCCTGGGCGAGCGCGGGCGCAAGCAGTGGCGCCGGCTGTGGAATGGCCTGCTGCGGCTGGAGCCAGGGGAAATGGTGGAGATCAAGACCCATCAGCAGCGCTTGGGCTGGTATCACCGCAAGCACATGGCGCTGGAGACGCGCCTGTTCGAGTCGCAGGAACGGTTCGACAACTTCGAAGGCTTCCGCGACTGGCTCAAGGTGGGCGCCGGGTTCTGTGACTGGTACCCAGGGCCGAAAGGTGGCGTTTTTCCGGTGCCTCGATCGATCAGCTACGCCAAGCTGGAGCAGGCGGAAATGGAACAGTTCCACGCCGACGCGGTGGAGTTCCTGCGCTCGGACCACGCCGGCAAAACGCTGTGGAAGCACCTCGACCAGACCGGGCGGATTGCTGCTGTCGAGGCTGTGTTGACCGCATTCCACGAGTAGTTTCCTCCGTCCGTGGCAAGCATGGCACCGTCCTTAAGTCACAAATCCCAGGAAGAACGCCATGGCCGAACTACTTGCCTTGGGCATCACCGATGAACCATCGGATGCTTTCACCTTGTCGGTTGACGATAGGACCACGATCAATCTGAAAAGCGCTACGCCGCCGGCCATCAACGCATGCAGCGTCAAGATTCAATACCAGGACGGAGCGGACTGGTTTGATTTCGGTGAGTTGACCGATAAAAACCCGATTTTTGTGCTGAATGCGCCAGGTGTTTTCCGGGTGCGGAGGAACCCCTGCGCTTATCCCGTTGGCGTATCTCGAACCACGACATGAAGCGGCCTAATGCGTTACGCAGTCCGCTGAGTCCATCGCTTCGGCCGGCGCTGAGCGCAACGGGCAACAACGCCCGTCGTCGTGCTGCGCCTGCTGAGATCGGTTTGGGCTGCGCTGTTGCTGGTGACGGTCGGGCGTACTGGGTGCATGTTCTGGGGGTGAAACGATGAAGCTCGCACTTCACACCGGCCCGAAACCAAGGCCCGCCGCGTGCGGGCGTTGAGCTGCATGACGTGGCAAGCATGGCAACTTCGCGGGCATTATGTCCGCAACCATCGACACCGCAAAAGCCCAACTGACCCGGCGCCATGGCGACATCTACGCTGTGTTCACATGGGTCAATGACCAACGCGCCATGGTCCTGATCCCCGCGAACCGGCCAGGGGCCCCCTGGTACATCGTCATGGAGTCGGCCAGCTTCGAGTACGACAACCCCAACGAGCTGCAGCGCCGCGCCATGAAGGCCTGCGACGTGCTTGGCATCGAGCCCAGCCGGCCGAACTGGTTCCGCATCGCCAAGATCATCCACGAGGGCCTGCCGGACTTGATCCGCATGCCCAGCGCGCCAGAGCCCGAGTACCTCAAGGGTGCGGTGGGCCAGATGATCCTGAAAGAGGGCGGAAAAATCATCGCTGGCGAAGACATCCGCATTGAAAAAGAGGGCGCGACCTATGGATGACTTTGACGTGACGGTCAAGCGTGGCCGCGCGCCAGGCGACCATTATTTCGATGCCCACGCCGTTGACACCGAAACCAGCACCGATCTGGTGGTCGGCTCTTCGCATCCGATGGACAGCCAGGAGGCTCGCGACGAGCTGCGCCGCCTGCTGGAGTGGTTCTACTACGAGAAGGACAAGCAGGCGACCAACCGCCTGGAAATGGCGACGGACCACGACTTTTACGACAACCTGCAGTGGGACCCGGAAGACGCCCAGGCGCTGCGCGATCGGGGTCAGATGCCGCTGGTCTACAACGAGGTCGCGCCCATGTGCGACTGGCTGATCGGCACCGAGCGCCGCACGCGCGTGGACTGGAAGGTGCTTCCGCGCACCGAGGACGACGTGCCGATGGCCGACGTCAAGACCAAGGTGATGAAGTTCATCGCGGACGTCAACAAGGTGGTGTTCCTGCGCTCGCGCGCTTTTGCCGACGCGATCAAGGGCGGGCTGGGTTGGATTGACGACGGCGCCCGCGACGACCCGACAAAGGATGTGCTGTATTCCAAGTACGAGGACTGGCGCAACGTGCTGCATGACAGCGACTCGTATGAGTTGGACCTGAGCGATGCCCGCTACCTGTTCCGCTGGCGCTGGGTGGATGAAGACATCGCCGTGATGATGTTCCCGGACCGGGTCGCGAAGATCCGCGCCGCAGTGGAAGAGGCCACGCAGCGCACCGGCGGCGCGTTTGAGGAAGAGTCCTGGTACGACGCGATCGACCCGTTTGGCGGCACGAACCGCTCGGGCGTGATCTACGCCCATGGCAGCGGCATGACGGTGGATGCGAAGCGGCGCAAGGTGCGCCTGATCGAGTGTCAATACCGCAAGCCTGCGACGGTCAAGGTAGTGGACTCCGGCCCGATGCAGGGCGCGATCTTTGACGAGCGCGACGACGTGATGGCTGGCAACCTGGCCGCTTCCAAGGCCACGCTGGTGGACCGGACCATGCTGGTGATGCACGTGGCGGTGTTCACGGAAACCGACATGCTGGGCTACGGCCGCAGCATGTACCGCCACGGAAGTTTTTCGCTGACACCGGTGTGGTGCTACCGCCGCAACCGTGACCGCATGCCCTACGGCGTGATCCGCCGGGTGCGCGACATACAGCAGGATTTGAACAAGCGCGCGTCCAAGGCGCTGTTCATGCTGAACACGAACCAGATGATCATGGACGAGGGCGCGGTCGAAGACATCGAAGTGGCCCGCGACGAGGTTTCGCGCCCCGATGGCGTGATCGTGAAAAAGACCGGAAAGGATTTCCTGATCCGCCGCGACACGGATGCAGCCACTGGGCAACTGGGCATGATGGCGCTGGACGCACAGAGCATCCAGAAGTCTGCCGGTGTGGCCGACGAGAACCTGGGGCGCCAGACCAATGCCGTGTCGGGGGCAGCGATCAAGGCGCGCCAGATTCAGGGTTCTGTGGTCACGACCGAGCCATTTGACAACCTGCGGCTGGCGACCCAGCTCCAGGGCGAAAAACAACTCTCCCTGTCCGAGCAGTTCTACACCGAGCAGAAGGTGATCCGACTGGTGGGCAACAAGGGCGCGCTGGAGTGGGTCAAACTGAACCAGCCCGAGCAGCAGCCAGACGGATCGGTGCGATACCTGAACGACATCACGGCCAGTCAGGCCGATTTCATGGTGTCGGAGCAGGACTACAGCGGAGCGCTGCGCCAGGTGATGTTCGACTCGCTGAACCAGATCGCCGGCCGCCTGCCGCCAGACGTTTCTATGCGCCTGCTGACCATGGCCTACGAATTCTCCGACCTGCCAAACAAGGATGAGGTCGCCGACCAATTCCGCAAGCTGACCGGGGAGCGCGATCCGAACAAAGAGATGACGCCCGAGGAGCAGCAGCAGGAGATGCAGAGCAAACAGATGCAGGCCGAGGCCCTGCAGATGCAGCGCGAGACCGCCCTGCTGGCAGTCGAGGAACAGCGCGCCAAGGTGCGCGAGCTCAACGCCAAGGCCGCCAAGATGGAAGCCGACGCCATGGCAGCCGGCGGCGACATGGGCGCCCAGGTGGGCCAGGCCCATGCCCAGGCCGCGGCCGAACTGGACCGCGTGAGCGAAGAGCTGCGCCGGGCCCAGGCCCAACTCGCCAACGAGGCGTTCAAGATCAACAAGGACGCTGACGTGCGCACCGAGGTTGCGCGCATCGAGGCGTCAAGCCGTGAGCGTGTGGCCGAGATCCAGGCCGCCAGCGACGAGCGCCTGGCGCGCATCGAGGCGGTGCTGTCTCAGGCGATGGCCAGGACTCAGGGCGTGGCAAGCATGGCAGATTCCAGCCCGAAGACCAAGACCGCCACACAGGAGTAACCGCCATGGGCAAGAAGAGTTCCAACAGCCTTGTCTCGATGAGCGATGACGAAAGCTGGAAAGCCGAGCGTGACCTGGAGACGCTGATGGAGGCCGAGCGCATCAGCGCAGACCCCAAGCGCCTCGCCAAGGCCCTCGCGCTGGCCAAACAAAAAATGCTGGCCGTTGCCAAGGTGGCCAGCGACACCGACGACTGATACCCCGTTTCAACCACCATCATCAAGGAGCGATGAATGCCACCCGGAACCACCGACCAGTCCATGCTGGACACCCTGACCCCCGAAGAGCGCGCAGCGATCGAGGAGGTTGATGCCGACGAGCAGGCCGCCCTGGCCAAGATCGCAGCCGGCGACGAAAGCGGCACCGGCCCCGATGGGGACGACGACGAGGATGCCGACGACTCCAGCGCAGACAGCAAGCCAGCGGAGCCCGCCGCCTCAGCGCCAGCCGCTGACGCTGCCAAGCCCGCAGCAGCAGCCGACGAACAGCCCGCCACCACACAGAAATCCCAGCAGCAGGCCGCCTACCGTGCCGATCTGCCGGCCGACTTCGAAGCCCGAAAGACAACGCTCAAGCAGGAACTCACGGATCTGCGCACCAAGTTCAAGGCCGGTGAGCTGGAGCTGGACGACTACGAGGCCGAGCGCGACCGCCTGAGCGAATCGCAGCGCGAGCTTGACACGCTGGCGCTCAAGGCCGAGATCAGCAAGGACATGACGGCCCAGACGGCCGAGCAGCAGTGGCAGGCCGCGATTGCGCGCCAGTTCGATGCCGCCGCCAAGCCCGAGTCTGGCGGCATCGACTACGTGAAGGACGAGGCCAAGCGCACCGACCTGGACACGTTCGTGCGCGCACTTGGCGCCAACCCGGCGAACAACGACAAGCCGATGGACTGGTTCATGGCCGAGGCGCACAAGCGTGTGCTGGCGCTGCACGACATCAAGCCGGCCGCGAAGACTGCCGCGGATCCAGCGCCTGCCGCGCCGACTGCTTCGCGCAAGCCGCCCATGGGGTCGATCCCGCCGAGCATTGCCCACGTGCCGGGCGCTGACGGCCCCGGCGATCTGGTGAGCGACGAGTTCGCGGACATCGACCGCCTGGATGGTGTCGAGCTGGAGGCCGCACTGGCCCGCATGACGCCGGCCCAGCGGGACAAATACGCGACGGGTGTTTGATGGCTGTGCCCACCAGGGTATCTGGATTGGTGGTGGACGTGCGCCAGGGTGAGGCCATCACCCTGGGGCACAACATCAGGATTCAATTTATGGAGAAGAGCGGTCGTGTCACGCGCGTGAAGATCGTCGCCCCTCTTGACGTAAAGATCAAGAAGGACTCCGGAAAAGGCGAGGAATGCCAATATGCAACACAAGGACAGGCTCTCTGACGAAGAGCGCCAGACGCGCCGCCGGGAAACAACTCGGCGGTACCGCGAGAAGAATCGGGAAAAGTGCGTCGCTGCCTCCCTTGCCTCACGGGCCAAAAAACCAGACCACTACAGCGAGAAGAATCGCGAGTACAAGGCCGATCCTGGGTACATAGAGCGCCAGCGCGAGTACCGGGTGGCGAATCGCGACAAGCTGACTGCCAAGACCATGGAGTGGCGTGTCGCAAACCGCGCAAAGTACGACGCCTATCAGCAATCGTATTCAAAGATCCACAGCGCCAAGGCGATCAATCGCGCGAAGCGCTGGAGAGGGGACAACGTAGTTCGAGCCAGAGTCAGCGGACACGCCTGGAGGCAGAAGAATAAACACTTGCTGGTGATCAAAGAGCAGCGCAGGCGAGCTCGAATCAAGGGAGTCGGTGGCAATCTATCGCCAGACATCCACGCCACCCTGATGAGGCTGCAAAAGGGCAAGTGCGCTGTGTGTCGGACCAGTCTGCGCCGCCTTCGCCCGCACATCGATCACATCATGCCCATCGCCAAGGGTGGGGAGAACACGGATAAAAACGTGCAGTTGCTGTGCTCTCACTGCAACGCATGCAAGAACGCCAAGCATCCAGTGGACTTTATGCAGGAGCGCGGTTTTTTGTGTTGAGCTTCGTCCCAAGCATGGCAATCTTCTTGTCAGGCCGATAGATCGGTCGTTTTTTCAACGGAGCGCAGGAGGTGCTCTTTAGGGCTAGATGCCCAAAGGAGTACGATTTTGGCACGGACTATTGTCGGGGTAAATGACCCCAAGGCTGTAAAGCGCTGGTCTGGTCTTCTGGCATTGGATGCGAGCCAGAAGTCCTATTTCAATTCCCGTTTCATGGCGCGCGGCGCTGAGGCCGAGGTGCCGATCCAGATCCTGACCGATCTTGAATCCGACGCTGGCGAAACGATCAGCTACGACCTGTTGGCCGAGCTGAAAATGGCGCCCGTCGAAGGCGAGGACACGCTGGAAGGCAAGGAAGAGCATCAGCGCTTCTACACCGACCAGGTGTACATCGATCAAGCCCGCTGCGGTGTGAACACCGGTGGCCGCATGACGCGCAAGCGCACGCTGCACGATCTGCGCGCCAAGGCCAAGCGCCAGCAATCCGGCTGGTGGGCTCGCGTGCAGGACGAACTCAATTTCGTCTACGGCTCGGGCAAGCGAGGGATCAACGCCAACTTCGTTTTGCCGCTGGCCTACACCGGTCGCGCCAACAACCCCCTGACCGCCCCTGATGCCGATCACGTGCTGTACGGCGGTGACGCCACCGCCTACAACAACATCGACGCGAACGACAAGTTCAACCTGCGTCTGATCGACCGCGCCAAGACCCGGGCCGACACCCAGGGCGGCGGCGCAACCGACATCCCGGTGCTGCAGCCTTGCAAGATCGACGGCAACGAAACCTTCGTGTGTGTGATGCACACGTTCCAGGAAGACGACCTTCGTTCTGACACGGCGACCGGCCAGTGGCTGGACATCCAGAAGGCCGCGGCCGGCGCCGAAGGCCGCAACTCTCCGCTGTTCAAGGGCTCGCTGGGCATGTACCGCGGCGTGATTCTGCACAGCCACAAGAACGTGATCCGCACCGCTGACGCTGGTTCTGGCGGCAACGTGGAGGCGGCACGCGCCCTGTTCATGGGCGCCCAGGCCATGGTTTGCGCCTACGGCTCGCCCGGCACGAACCTGCGCTACGACTGGCACGAGGAAACCCGCGACAACGGCGACAAGGTGGTGATCACCACGTCGTCGATATTCGGGACCAAGAAGGTGCGTTTCGAGACCCGGACCGGTTCTTTCCAGGACTTCGGGCTGTTCTCGATGGACACGGCCTGCGCCGCACGCTGATCGAACCCAGAACACAAGGAGCCCAATACCATGGCTTTCACGAACTCGAACGACACCCTGACTGGCCGCAAGCCCGTCATCACGCCCGCGGGCATTGAAACCGTTGCCTCGCGCGACCAGGTGAGCCTGGTTGCTGCGGACCTCGACGCGGACGATGCCGGCGCGGTTGCCGTGTTGCCTGCCGGCTGCGTGCTGGTCGGCATCACCTATGACAGCGACGACCTGGATACGCACGGCACCCCGACCATCACTGCCTCTGTCGGCCTGATGGACGCCACCGATGCGGATCTGGACACCGTGCTGGCCGCTGGCGTCACCGCCAGTCGCGACGGCACTGCGGTGCACCTTGTCACGCCGGCCATGCTTCGCCTGGCTGCTGCTGCCACCGACCGCCGCATTGGCGTGAAGTTCACCGCCGCATCTGCCACCAAGGCGGCCGGTGTGGTGGGCCTGACGCTGCATTACCGCGCGGCCTGATTCGCGGTTGTCTCCTCAGACGGCTCCATGCCGCTGTTCAAGAGGGTGGCCGGGTGACCTGCCCCCCTCTTTTCTTTTCTGGAGTGCTGAATCATGAAACTGCAAACCTCTATCGCCCTGCGCAAGGATGGCACCGTGACGTTGGCCGGACTCGATGGCAAAGACTACGTGTTCAAACCCGACGAGAGCGGTGACGTGGTGTGCGATGTCGAAGACGCCGAGACGCTGGCGCATGCTCTGCAGACCGAGAACTTCTGGCCCGCCGATGAAGAGGCCTACAGCGAGGCCGAGGCCCTGCTGCGGCAGGCTGCGGCCAAGAAGGCCGAAGAGGATGGCGACGACCTGGACGACGAGGACGATGACGAGGTGATTGACCCCAANGCCATGTTGGTGGAANCGAACACCCCGCCGGCCGTTGCCCCTGGCGCNCCNGCCAAGAAGGCCCGCGCCAAGAAAACCNCCGCCAAGTAAGCGAGGCACCCCATGGCGCTGTGGTCTGCCTTTCACACAAGGCTGATGCCNCGGGTCATTGGATGCCCGGTGCCTCTGGCCAATGCCGAACTGCGAAATGCAGCGGCNGANTTCTTTGATCGCACGCGAGCCTGGCGTCAGTGGCTCGACCCGATGNTGACCTATGAGGCAGCCAAGGAATACGACCTTGATCTGCCCACTGGCGCCCAGGTTGTGCGAATCGAGAGCGCCACACTGGACGGCGCACCCTACGCCATACAAGGCGCGTTTTCTCTGATCGCTGACCCGCGCCAAAGCTCGAATGGTCTGCCAGCCGGGCTGTCGTCGGAAGACAGGTGCACGCTGGTTCTGGCCAATGCGCTGCCGGCTGGCCAGCATCTGCAGATCCAGGCATCTCTGTTGCCGAGCGAGTCCTCGACCGGAATCCCGGACCACTTGCACGCCCAGTACGCCGACGCGATCCTGAACGGGGCGCTGTACCGCATCCGCTCGCTGGCGGGATACGACTTTTCCGACGACGCCCGCGGCGCCATTGCGATGGCCGCTTTTGAGCGCGAGATCGGCCGCGTGCAGGGCCTGGTGGTTCGCTCCAATACCAACGTGATGCCGCGCTCGCGCGTGCAGTGGTGCTGACATGACGATCACCGTGCAATCCATCGTCAAGCGCGCACAGATCGCGCTGAACGACATCGACGGCGTGCGCTCGCCGGCCAGTGACTTGGTGGACTACCTGAACCAGGGGCAGCGCGACATCGTGACGGCCCGGCCCGACATCACCGCGACCATCGGAACGCTGGCGCTGGAAGCGGGCGACATGCAGACCATCCCAGCCAATGCCGCGGCTCTGATCGATATCCAGTCCAACGCCGCCGGCACCAAGAAGCGCATCACCAAGACCGACATGGTGCTGATAGATGCGTTGGACCCGGCCTGGCGCAGCAAGACCGGCCAGACCGAAATTGTCCACTTCATGCACGACTTGCGCACGCCGCGCGTGTTCTACGTCTACCCGCCGGCTGCTGTGGGCGCTGCCGTGCGCGCCGAGTACAGCGCCTACCCGATCGATGCCGGGGTGCCCAATGGCGACGGCACGGCTTGGACCACCGCTTACGGCGACATCGGCATCCCCGACCAGTACGCGACCGCGCTGGAAATGCTGGTCATGCACTACGCCTACGCCAAAGACCTGGAGGGCGCCGGCAACGCTGCGCTGTCCATGGCCTATCTTGCGCGCGCCGAACAGATATTGGGCGTGCAGCTCACATCCAGCGCCACCGTGGCTCCCAGGACATAGGGCTCGACATGAACCCCGTTCTTACATGCATCCGAACAACATTCATTGAGGGGTTTTGATGGCTCAGAAGTTCACGAACCAGGCTCGGACAACGCTGTCTGTGGCAGCCTCCGACGTCGCCACGAGCATGACGCTGGCATCGGGGTCTGGGGATCTTTTCCCAATGGCAGATGTCGGCGCATCGCCGCTTCCTGCGGCCGGAGATTGGTTCAAACTCACGTTGACCAATTTGTCTGACCCGTTCGACCCTCCGCCAGAGGTGTTTGTCGAAATCATCTACGTCCGCACTCGCGCCAGCGGGTCCAGCGTGATATCGAACGTGATGCGCGGACAGGAGGGAACCACAGCCAGAGAATGGCAGGTCGGCACGGTGGTTGGCTTGCGGTTGACGGCTGAGGACCTGCAACAGGCGGTGGGCCAGGGTTGGGCCAACATCCCGCAAAATTCCAAGTCTGGAAGCTACACGCTGCTGTACACCGATGGCGGAAAGCACATCAGCGTCAGCGCAGGAAGCATCACCATCCCGGCAGACGTTTTCGCTGCCGGGGATGTGGTCTGCATTTACAACAACGCATCGGACGACCGACCGATCACGCGCAGCGGTGGTGTGACTCTGTGGTGGGTGAACGGATCAAATGCGGACCGGCTGCTACAGCAGCGCGGACTGGCAACGATCTTGTGTGTCGCGCCGAACGAGTTTGTGATCTCCGGCCAAGGGGTTGCTTGATGGCCGGCGTTCACTGCCTCATGTTTGGTAACTTCTCGCCGATGCAGGCCACTGGCGGCATCGTCTCCGACATCGTTGACTCCAACGGCGTGGGCTGGCGCGTGCATGTCTTCAACGCCACCGACAACCTGGTGGTGTCGAGTCTCGGCTCGCTGGGTGGTTATGTCCAGCGCCTGGTTGTCGGTGGTGGTGGTGGCGCCGGAAATACCAGCAAGCCGACGTCCGGGTCCAGTGGAGGCGGCGGGGCTGGTGACCATCTGGGCGGCGGCAACGGTCTGTCGGCGCACGATTACACCTACCTCACGGTAGCAGCCCATCTGGCCCAGGTGGGCGCCGGTGGGGCCATCATCACCAACGGCGGCAACTCATCGTTCGGCGGTCTCCTGGCCATCGGCGGTGGCTACGGCGGGTCGTACGGATCTCCGGCCACCTACAACGGCCGCGCGGGTGGCTCGGGCGGCGGCGCAGGTCAGCCTGGAACCGGCGGAATCGCGTTCGGCGGCGCCACATCCGGTCTTGGCTTCGCTGGCGGCTACTGCGACATCCCAGCCGGCAAAGAGACCGGCGGCGGCGGCGGCGGTGGCGGCGCTGGCGGCATCGGTGGCAATGCCTACGGCGCGATCAGCGTCATCAACGGCGGCAATGGCGGGCCAGGCAAAGCATCACTCATCACGGGCACGTCCGTGCTGCGCGCGGCCGGCGGCGGCGGCGCTGGCTGCAACCGATCCAGCGACAGTGGCACGGGCAACGGTGAGCCTGGCATCGGCGGCTCCGGCATCGGTGGCAACGGCTCCAAGTGGGAGAGCTACGCGGCCACGGCGCCCGTGGCCAATACCGGATCTGGTGGCGGCGGTGGAAACGGCGGCGCCTACCCCGGGTTCCCCGGCACGCCAGGAGCTGCAGGCGTGGTCATCGTGCGCTATCCGCTGACCCAATACCGACCACCACATCTCGGATAAGGACCGGACATGCCGCTACCAACTTGCAGGGTCATTTGCGTGATGCATGACCAGACCGGGGAGCCCGTCCCAGGGGCCACGTTCGAGTTCATTTTGAACACGCCCGAGGTCTACGAGGGCTACGTGACGCCCAAACGCACCGTTGTCACGGCTGACGAGAGCGGTATTGCCGAGGCCGAGCTGTGGCCCAACCAGCTCGGGTCCACCGAATCGGCGTACTCGGTTCGGCTGCGGAACCCGGCGACCGGGAAGACCTTCTTGCTGACGGCCGTTGTCCCAAACCAGGTGGCCGCCAACCTGCACGAAATCACCACGCTGCCTCCGTACCCTGGCAAGGTGGACGGCCAGGTGATCATCGAGGGCGCGATCCTGGCCGGCCAGACAGCCCAGGTTGCGCAGCAAGCAGCCAGCGCCTCGGCGAACAATGCGGCGGCCAGTGCTGCGGCGGCCCTGGCCAGTGAAGTTGAGGCCACTGACCAGTCTGCGATTGCCACAGCGGAAGCGGTTTCCGCCGCCGGATCTGCAAGCAGCGCTGCATCCAGTGCCACCGCTGCCCAGGATGCCAAGATCCTGGCCGAAGCCGCTCGGGATGAAGCTGAGGCCATTGTGGGTGGTGCTGCTGGTGGAGTGCTGTCTGGCTCGTATCCGAACCCCGGTTTTGCCGTTGACATGGCAACCCAGGGCGAGCTGGATTCCCACACTGGAAATACAGCAAACCCGCATGGCGTGACAAAAACGCAGGTTGGCCTTGGCAACGCCGACAACACCAGCGACGTGGACAAACCCGTCAGCACGGCGCAGCAAACCGCGATTGATGGGCGGGTCAGCAAGACCGGCAGTGCTCAGGTGATGTCGGTGGACCTCACAGTGCCATCCATCAACGGCGGGCAGTTGGCGGGACAGCGCAGGAAGAACTTGAACGGTGCGATGGTCATTGCTCAGAGGGCCGCCGGCTTCGCGTGCCCAGCGAATGTGGAAACCAAGACGCTAGATGGTTGGGCGTGGTACGCAACGGGTGCCACCGTCGCGACGGTCACGCAGAGCACCGACGTTCCAGCGGGCAGCGATTTCCAGTTTTCCCAGCGCGTCACGATCAACACAGCCGACGCCAGCATTGCGGCTAGTGACCAGGCAATTCTGTTCACTGTGCTCGAAGGGTATGACGTTCGCGACTTGATCGGGCAGCCCATCGCTGTGTCTTTCTGGATGCGCTCCGCAAAGACGGGCGTACACGGCGTGTCATTTCAAAACACTGGACCTGACCGCTCCTACGTCGCCACATACACGGTCAATGCAGCGAATGCGTGGGAGAAGAAGACCGTTTTGATTCCAGCGGGCCTCATCACTGCAGGCACTTGGGATTGGGCGAACGGCGTCGGCCTATACGCCTCTTTTGCTTTGACTGCAGGCACCACGTATCGTGGTGCCGCCGGGTCATGGCTGACGGGCAACATCTTGACGACCTCCGCACAGGTCAACGTCTGCGACGCCGTGAACAACATTTTCGCAATCACTGGCTTGCAGATAGAGCGTGGCACCGTGGACACGCCGTACGAGCACATGCCCTATCAAAAAGAATTGACATGGGCTCGGCGTTACCTGCGTCCGAACGGGTGCCTCACTGGCGTTTCCACGTCAACGACAAGCCTCAACGGTTTCGCCGTGGATTATGGTGCCGTCCCAATGCGAGCGCCACCCACTGTCATCTTGGCGAACGGAACCGCCGCTGCCTACGATGTTGGCGTCACCACTCGCGACATCTCGTCGCCCACGTTTACTTCCGACACGAACGGCGGGTTTGTTTCTGCAACCTGTACCACCACTACGAACAACAAAGTGCACAA